CGAGGTACTTACGGCAGCTGACACTAACGGCTACCTAATGCAAGGCGTACTAGTGTTTGCCTCAGCGGCAGCGCGAGATGCAGCTATAACCTCACCACAAGAGGGGCAGTTTGCCTACCTCAAAGACACAAACGTAACTACCTATTACACAGGTAGCGCTTGGACTAATTTAGATACAACAGGTATGACTAACCCAATGACTACTACGGGCGATATGGTTTATAGCTCTAGTGGGTCAACACCTGCCCGTTTGGGTATTGGCACTACTGGCCAGGTACTTAGCGTTGCAGGCGGCATACCAAGCTGGGCTACTGCATCTAGCGGTTCATCTAATGTTGCAGGTAAAAACTGCGTACTTAATTCAGCTATGAACGTGGCGCAGCGCGGCACAACTTTTACTATTGCTGCCTCTACTGCAACTTATACTTTAGATCGTTGGCAGGCTTACCGTACCGCAACTGGTATGACAGTAACCCAACAAAATACAAGCGACACAACTAACTTACCTTTTATCCAAAAATGTGTGCGCTTAGCTCGTGATAATGCTACTACTTCAACAGTTGCTATCCAATATGTACAAACTATAGAAACTGTCAATTCAATACCTTACGCTGGAAAAGCAATAACTTTGTCTTTTTACGCTAGAGCAGGCGCTAATTATTCTCCAACATCTTCAGCTTTGCTGGTATATCTACAAACTGGAACAGGTACAGACCAAAACTACATAAATGGCTTTACTGGAGCATCGAATATAGTTAATGGGTCAACTGCTACCCTTACAACTACCTGGCAAAGATTTACTTTTAATGCAACTGTGGGCGCAACTGCAACGCAATTAGCGGTAGCACTAAATATGAACCCAACTGGTACAGCTGGGGCTGCTGATTATTGCGAAGTTACTGGGTTTCAGCTTGAAATTGCAGCTAGTGCAACGGCTTATAGTCCTTGTACTGCTACATACGCTACAGAATTAGCCGCTTGTCAGCGTTACTACTGGAGATTACAAGCGCAAACCACCGGAGAGTTTTACGGGCAAGGACCTAACAATAATACTTCGGGGGGTTTAATGTATGTTAGTTATCCCGCGCGTATGCGAATTGTCCCTACCTCACAAGATTACTCACTACTATTTTTGCAGCAATACGATAGCAGCGGTAATTATCGGACCGCAAACGTAACCTCGATTACTTTTCAAAATGTTGGTACTCAATCGGCAAACGCTAACTCCACAACTGCCTCAACCTCTTTTACTGTTGGTTATATGCAACTACTATCCCAGGCTGGCCTCGGCTATCTTGGATTTAACGCGGAGCTATAAAAATGGAAAATATACAAATTATTACGGTAGATAATCCCGATGGTACAACTACGGAGCACGTAATTATTGACCACGGCAACGACCAATATACCTCGATGCTTAAATCAATTTATGACGAGCAACAAACGGCAAATGCTCCAAAGCTATAACGGATACCCGGCCTCTAAAGATCCTAAAGAGATTGATATAAAGTCTTATCCTGTAAAGGGTACGGCTCTAAAGCTAAGGTGCGCCGAGAGTGTTGGGCCTCTCTTGGCCGCCTTTGCTGCGGAGTTTAACGAGCTAATAGAGCCTATAGAGGGCGGGACGTTTGACGATTGGGGCTATGCCTACAGAGACGTAAGAGGTGTGCCAGGCAAACTCAGTAACCACGCCAGCGGCACAGCTATAGACCTTAACGCTACTAGACACCCTTTAGGCAAGGTAGGCACGTTTGAGGCCAGCAAAGTACCGATGATCCGTGCCCTGGCTAAAAAGTACGGGCTAACCTGGGGCGGGGATTGGACAAGAAAAGATGAGATGCACTTTGAGATAGCACTAAGCCCTGAAAAGGTCAGGGTTTTAATTACCAAGTTAGGGATAGAAAATGCCAACTAGCGCACAAGTAACAGTAACTACTACAGCTACATTATTAGTAGCAGCTAACATTATGGACCAAACCGTATGGCTACATAATCTAGGCGGCGGCGCTGTGTATTTAGGCGATGCCAACGTAACGACAACTAACGGATACAAACTAGATAATGGCGATAAAATGCAGGTGCCTGTAGGTGACAATGAAGGCCTTTACGGTATTACGGCATCATCAAGCCATACGATTGCAGTATTAAGACAAATCAACTAAGGGGCATTTAAGGAGCAATACAATGCAAGAGCAATTAAAGGCTGCGGCCTTGTCTTACCTACGTGCAGCTCTATCGTGCGTGGGTGCGCTGTATCTCAGCGGAATTTCAGATCCTAAAGTACTAGTTAATGCTTTTCTTGCTGGGCTAATCGGGCCAGTACTTAAAGCTATAGCACCTAATGAAAAGCAACTCGGGATAGGCGCTAAGTAAGTGTCACAGGCCCAGGCATACATAGCTGTAGCGTTGGGGATCGCTACGCTTTCAGGGCTTATGGCTGGGCTTGTGCGCCACCTTGTTAAGTATTACCTATCTGAGCTACGCGATGACGGCAACGGCGGGCATAACCTAAAAGGTAGGGTTGAGCGTATAGAGCTGCGTGTAGATAAAATCTATGAGCTGTTGCTAGAGGAGAGACTAGCTAAGTAGGGCGTGTCGCGTTGCCTTTTGTCAGTAGCTAGGTTCATACTTTAACTACACACGCCGAGAGGGCTACTCGGATAAGTAGCGACTCGGCCTTAACAAAGGGCGAAAGATGAACAGTTTAGATCTAATAGTGGTGGGTATGGTTTGCCTGTTTATGGGCTTATTTATCTACGCAGCTTATGAAATGGGTTACAAAGTAGGCCTGGGTGAAGGTTACCTACGTGGCCGTAATATAGCTAAGGCGCTAAAAGAAGCTGAGGCCAAGCGATGAGTAACTTTTTAGAGGGCTATGAGGATGTCAACGCAAGGATTATCAGGGCGCGTTTAGAGTTCCCGACCTTGCGCCTAGTCGCGTACATAGAGGATATAGATATAACAAAAGGTTATATTCTAGTAAAAGCTGAGGCTTATAAAGAGTATGAAGACCACCTGCCAAGCGCTGTTGATTATGCCTTTGAGATGCGTTCAGATCGTGGCGTTAACCTACACTTTTGGGTAGAAAACGCAGTAACAAGCGCTTATGGCCGTGTTATCGGTTTGCTTACACCTGGCGGTATTGCTCGTAGTACTAAGCAGGATATGGAAAAGGTAGAGGCGCTGAGCACTAAAGACGTAGCACCAGTTAGCGATGATTTATGGGCTACTACACCTGTAGCACAGACCATAGAGGCTGTTAAAAATGAGCTAGGTGGCATCTATTTACAGGGCAAACCTGAGTGTAAACACGGTGCCCGCGTTTGGCGTACTGGCACTAGCGCTAAGACAGGCAAAGAGTGGGGCAACTACAGCTGTATAGAAAAGAGCAAGGCTAACCAATGTGATCCAGTTTGGTATATGCAAACCTCTACAGGTTGGGCGCCCCAGGTATGACCATTAACCCTAAAGATAAGTGGCTATCGCCTACTGGACACCAATACAGCTTTAGCGGCTATGGCGGTGTCAGTAATTGCAGTATCTGCGATAAAGATACGCAGGTGAACGAATATGACCGCAGAGACGGCCTAGTAGTGTTTCTATGTAAAAAGTGTGAGGACGGCTTAAAGCTATGAGCGATCAATACGAGCTAATCAACCTACAGGCTATGACGGGCAAACTCTTTATAGACGGTGAGTTAGCAGCTGAGTACAAGGTAGAGCAGTGTGATAAATGCGCTATGGTCACGCAGCTAGATAAGTTTGGCTATCAAAAAAACAGCTTTGAAAACATTATATGGTTTTGCAAAGGCTGCCGATGATAGACACAGAGCAAGAGCTATTTAATTACATCAAGGGCCGTTACTTAGAGGATCTAACTAAGTCATCTGACCAATACGAGTACCACGATGCTACTAGCACCCTGTATAGGCTACATATAGAGTTAAAGTGCAGGCATACGCATTACGATAATCTACTTATAGAGCAAGAAAAGTATGATGCGCTAATGCAACAGGCCAAGCGCCTGGGCTTTACGCCCTTTTACGTTAATGCCACACCTAAGGGCATCTACGCCTTTAACCTGCGTAAGATAACGGTTAAGTGGTCAGTTAAAAGGTTGCCTGCTAAAACAGAGTTTGACTCTCAGGGCCAGGTTGATAAGACCGTGGCCCTTTTGCCTATCTCAGAGGCGGTGCAGCTGTGAGTGAGTCAATACGCTTTGAGTGCCGTAGCTGCAAGAAAATAACAGAGCAGATAGAGCGCATAGTTACAGATAACTTGCCTGCTAACGTGAAGGTTTTACAATGCAAGGTATGTAGCAAAATGAGCGTTTGCCTATTGGTTACTTATGCCGATGTATGAGTATGAATGTATTAGCTGCTCAATACGCTTTGAGGTACAGCGATCTATACACGATGTAAACATACCTAAGTGCTGTGGCTTTGATATGCGCCGTATTTATGACCCAGTAGGTGCCATATTTAGGGGCACGGGTTGGGGCAAGGATGCTAAATAGTTATCCACAGGAGTTATCCACAGGCACTAATAACTGTGGAAACACGCCCAACAGCACGCTCAAAGTTGCAGCCTATTTGACACGTACGTTAGCATCACAACTCGCTGGCGAGCCGCTGAGGCGGATAGCTCGCAGGCGTAGTTTGGTGCTTTTGGCCGTGCTATGTGTAATTGGGATTACGCCAGCAAAGGCTTACGATCCAAACGTAGAGAGCTATAAACTCTATTCTCATATGAAGCTGTTAGATGATAAGTCTTATAGGTGTTTAGTTATATTGTGGCGTATGGAAAGCCAATGGAACCCTAAGGCTAAAAACCCTAAGAGCAGCGCATACGGCATACCACAGCTGCTAAGGATGAAAGAGACTAACCCATATAAGCAGATAGACTTAGGCTTAAAATATATTGCTAAACGTTATGGCAATCCTTGTAAAGCTTTAGATCATCATAAGAAAGTAGGGCACTATTAGTGGCTAACCGTGGTGACCCTAGACTAAAGCGGGCATATCGTGACGGGTTCCGCACCAAGATATTGCAGCGTGACGGGTACGTATGCTTTTACTGTGGCCAAGATGCAGACCAGGTTGACCACGTTATCCCAATCTCTAAAGCGCCTGAGTTGGTTGTAAGCCCTGACAACGCAGTAGCCTGTTGTAAGCGTTGCAATACACGCAAGGGTAATCGGTCACAGGGCGTTTTTTTAGCCACAAGCGCTACCCCCCCTGTCTTTTCTGACCTTTTATCCCCAAAAACGTCTGTAATGACCCAGCAAGGCCCTTGCGCTGGCCAACCCGAGCAGGATGTTAACTAATGGCAACCAAAGCTAGCCAGCCCTTACGAGGGGCGGTAAGACCACGCTTAGAAAACAAGCCGCTAAAAGGCCCCAGCCGAGGCGATGAAGTTGCACAGCTTGCAGAGGACATTGGCCTGCCGCTTTTACCCTGGCAGCGCTACGTAATGCAGGATATGTTGACGATAGATAAAAATAAAATGTTTGTGCGTAAGACAAACCTCTTGCTTACGTCCAGGCAACAGGGCAAAAGTCACCTGGCGCGTATGCGTATCCTGGCCGGGCTATTCTTGTTTAACGAGCGTAACCACGTGGTTATCTCCTCAGCACGATCTATGGCATTGACTACCTTTAGAGAAGTTGCACAAGCTATAGAGGATGCACCTATCCTAAAGAAAGAGCTAAAGAGCATCCGCTATGCCAACGGTAATGAGGCCATAGTCTTAAAGTCAGGTGCCAGGCTAGATGTACGCGCAGCTACTAGAGACTCAGCCCGTGGCGCTACGGCAGATTTTCTATTTATAGATGAGCTTAGAGAAGTTGACCAAGTAGCCTTTGCAGCTGCTATGCCAGTAACCCGCGCACGGCCTAACGCGCAAACCCTACTGGCCAGTAATGCAGGCGATGCTTTTAGCGTGACGTTAAATGAGCTGCGCGAGCGATGCCTGGCGCATCCGCCCGAGTCGCTAGGTTATTACGAGTACAGCGCGCCACAGTTTGCAGCTTTAGATGATCGTAAAGCCTGGGCGCAAGCCAACCCAGCTTTAGGAATACTGGTAACTGAGGCATCAATTCAAGAGGCCCTAACTACACAAACCACAGAGCAATTTAGGACAGAAACCCTTTGCCAATGGATTGATAGTTTACAATCACCGTGGCCCCACGGATCTGTTGAGGATGCCAGCGACATCAACTTGAAAATGGCACCTGGGCCTTTAACTGTTTTTGCCTTTGACGTAAGCCCGTCTAAACGCGATGCGAGTCTAGTTATGGGTCAGATATTGCCTGACGGGCGCATAGGCGTAGCTGTATTAGATACCTACAGCTCACAGGTAGCAGTAGATGAGCTAGTTATGGCTGCAAGTATAAAAAAATGGGCTGACCTGTATTACCCACGTTTAGTTTGCTATGACAAGTACACTACGGCATCCATAGCCCAGCGTTTGCAAAATGCAGGCGTACAAACCCGCGACATCTCAGGGCAAAGCTTTTATACTGCGTGTTCAGATTTTCATAATGCCCTGGTTAATGATCGTCTCCGCCATAGCGGGCAGGATTTAGTCATACAACAAATGGCCAACTGTGCAGCAAAAATTACGCCAGATTCTTGGCGTATAGTCAGGCGTAAATCGGCTGGCCCCGTAGATATACCTATTGGCCTAGCTATGGTAATTCACGTCTTAGCACAGCCTGTATCTGAAGCTAAAGTTTACGTTTAGACACGCCGAGGGTGTGTATAACTTTACACCTGTGGATAACCTATAATCCGCCCTATGGGTCTATTGCAAACTTTTGGTTTATCTAAAAAAGATGTTACCGCCCAGCTAGCTCCTGCCGTTATGTCACAAGGTTACGGCGCAGGCGTTTATAGCTACGGCGGCCTTTATGCAACTGGCAACGGTGCCCCGTTTATGGATCGCTTTACAGCTTTGCAAGTACCAGCTGTATCTCGTTGCCGTAACTTAATTGCAGGCGTTATATCAAGTATTGATTTAGAGCTATACAAAAAATCTACAGGCGCAAAAATGGAAAGCCCACTATGGCTTGACCAACCCGATATGCGCCAGCCACGTAGCGTAACTATTGCTTATACCGTTGACTCATTACTATTTTACGGCGTTGCATATTGGCGCGTTACATCTTTGTACGCCGATGACGGGCGCCCTAGTGGTTTTGAGTGGGTAGCTAATACTCGCGTTACAGTTACTACTGACCAATACGGTGATCAGGTTGATTACTACAGCGTTAACGGTGTACGTGCGCCAATGTCAGGTATTGGCAGCCTTGTCACATTTCAAAGCCTATTGCCTGGTGTATTAGAAACTGGCGCCCGCACAATACAGAGCGCGCTGGACGTCCAAAAAGCGGCAAGCGTTGCAGCTGCTACGCCAATGCCTACAGGATTTATTAAAAATAGTGGTGCAGATTTACCAGAGGCACAGATTAGCGGTTTGCTAGCTGCGTGGAAAGCTGCACGTGCATCACGTAGCACAGCATATTTAACTAGCACTTTAGATTACCAACAGGTTGGCTTTAGCCCTAAAGATATGACCTACACAGAAAGTTCCCAATACTTAGCTACAGAAACAGCGCGCTTAATGAACGTACCTGCATATTACATAAGTGCAGATATGAATAACTCAATGACTTATCAAAATATATTAGACGGGCGCAAAGAGTTTGTAGCATATTCATTACAGCCGTTTATTAGCGCTATTGAAAACCGTCTATCTATGGATGATATTACGGCGCACGGTAACGTAGTGCGCTTTGCTCTAGATGAAACTTTTTTACGTGCCGATACTGCAGCGCGTTTAGATGCAATAGAGAAAATGCTTAACCTGGGTTTAATTGACTTAGAGCAAGCGCAAAGTATGGAACAGCTAAGCCCTAGTGGCCTTAATGAAGGGAACGAAATCCGTGATCTTAACGTTTAGTGGCAATATCGAGGCAGTAGATAGCGGCGAGCGCCGTATGATCTCAGGCAAAATTGCACCTTATGGTGAGGTAGGTTACACAAGCGCGGGCAAAGTAGTTTTTGCTGAGGGTTCAATTAGCGCAGCTGAGCCAAGTAAAGTAAAACTCTTAATGGCACACGATAACTCAGCCGTGGTGGGGCGTATGCAAAGTATGACCTCAGCTAAAGACGGCCTCTATGCAAGTTTTAAGGTAAGTGCATCCTCACGTGGATCAGATGCGATTTTGCTAGCCCAGGAACAACTTATGGACGGCTTATCCGTTGGTGTGGAAGTTACCGCATCAAAGCCCCAAAAGGATTACCTCCTGGTCACCGCTGCCACCTTACGCGAGGTGTCACTCGTTGAGAGCGCTGCCTTTGCAAGCGCTGCGGTGCAAAAAATTGCTGCAGCTGCAGGCGATATGCCAGTAGAGGCGGCAGAGTCCACAAGTACAAAAATTACGACAACTAACACCGTAATAAACTCAACCA